CCACCCATAGTATAGGATAATCTTTATAGCACTCCTGTAAGTATGGATTCTTCTTCATGATAGGTACTCTCTTCAGACATAATACTTCCCAGTTCCTATGACAATCAACTGCATTACCTTCAGGACATATCATAAATTTATGTAATTGTATCTGCCTACAATACTCAGGGTAATCTACTCGTGGACTTATGGTAGCAAAAGATTTGTTTGCAAACATCTCTCTTATATTACCACGTTCACTTAGATTAGTATGTTCTGCATGGTTGATGTATAATAACTTAGTTGGCTTTGGATCATCTTCCATAGAAGATTTCAAAACCTCTTGTCTATTATCACCCTCATATAATCTTCTTTGTAATCCATAAGGAAATGGATGTAACTTACCACCAAAACCAATAGCATTTGCTGCATAGATTGCTAAAACATTAGGTGGTATATGAGTATGGATATCATCTGTGATAGGTGTGTCCTCATTACTACAGAAGATAATAAACTTAGTCTGTTTGAACAGCGATATCTCAGCAAGTAGATGAAGTAAATCATCCTTCTCCATCATATGATCTACTCTCATCTGATCATGATATGTACCACATTCTATCGGTCTCTTATACAATCTAATATTATCAATGAACAGAGTCATATACTCCTGATCTTTTGCTGACTTTAGATCAGGTTTACCTACTCTCTTTATAAAATGTGTGTTACTCTCATTCACATCTTCCATAAAGGCATCAGGTACACCACCTAGACAACCTGCTTGGTCACCAAAGTCATAGTCACATAGATTAGATATTGCTGGTCCGTGGAGTAGGTTCATAATTTATATTCAATGAGAATCTGACATTTGTTGTAGGGGATGAACTAGAGTGCTTCCACTTGCCATCAAAGACAATCATCTTACCTCTCTCTACTGGTTCTTTATGGATAACTTTCAAGTCATCATCAAAGAAGAAGGTATCACCATCAGAATCATTGGGATAATATAACCCTACAATATGAGGGTTCTTATTATCCACATGAGGATTATGTGGTATATTGTGCATGAATGGTCTGGGATATTGAAGTGTATTATGAGCACGGATCATCTTATTATCAGGTAACCCTATGAACTGACCAATCTCATTCCATGGCATCTTATCAAAGAAGTGACCTATAACATTGTTCTCAAGAAAGGTATGAGAAAAATATGGATTCATCTCCTTACGTAAGGGATGATCTTTATTACCATAGGCACAATCTTTGAAGAAAAACCAAGGGAGTTGGTATGTTATCTCTTCAATGTAATCAACTACACCGTCAGGAAACTGATGCCTTGTAACTGAGAAGGAGTTCTCTTTGCTCATCTGTGTTCTTCCATTCTCCTGGTTTCAAATAGTTTGGTAGTTCTAGAACATGTACTTTTACATCAGTATCTACAAGCATATGATAATTCAAATGCTCTGTAATATGTACGTCAGTACAATAGAAGTTCTCTATATTGTGACTGCATAATGCAGCAGCAACAGCAAAGGTTCCTACACCAGAACTAGCAAGATTCTTTGCTGATAACATTGTAGCAAAATCTTCTGCAACTGTCAAAGACTGAACAGTGACAAAAGGATATGTTTTAAGTTCCTCAACCACTGGATTATATTCATCGTCTTCCGTAACAACCAACGTGGAAGTGAAGGACTGAATAAGTTGCATATAATAAGTAAGAGGATTAGGGACATACTGGTCAGGGTTAGTAACCCCTTTGTCAAATACATCTCCACTCCTAATATGAATAACGATAGTATCATCAGGTATATCCACTCTCGGTACTTTGAGATGAGGATAAACATATTCCTTACATACCTTACGCATAGAGCTTGATATAAACTCTGAAGAAAGTGGTACTTCACAGTATGGTCCTTCCCAATAGAAGCATTTGTTTGATACTTCTCTAGTGCTACGTCCAAACGACGCTTCGTACTTTTCGATAATTTCATGATCTAAACTTTCAAAAGTATCGTCTGATTCCTGTGCCAGCATAGTACCTACAGCACACTGTTGGATATTATTACCCAACCTTCCATACCAATGGGATAATTTAATTGTCATCTTCAGGATACAATTCCCTAGCAATCTGATCCATGATCCAATTATAAGTCTTTCGTATACCTTCTTCAAGTGTTTGTGAGTAATCCCAACCAAGTTTCTCACGAATGAGATCGTTGTTAGAGTTACGTCCACGTACACCTAGAGGACCATCTATATGTTCCTTATGAATAGTTTTATTAGCAACCTTAGCAGCAGTGTCAACCAAGTGATTGATAGTAACCATCTCCTCTGACCCAATGTTTACTGGTCCCACGAATTCCGAGTCCATGAGTCTACGAGTTGCCTCAATGCATTCGTCGATGAAGAGGAACGATCTAGTTTGATTTCCATCTCCCCATACTTCAATGGTTCCTCCATCGTCTGCATAGGCAACCTTTCTACAGATAGCTGCTGGAGACTTTTCTCTACCTCCATGCCAGGTTCCTTCTGGTCCGAAGATGTTGTGGTAACGAGCAATCCTAACAGGGATATTATGGTTACGACTATAAGAGAGATATAACCTCTCACTAAAAAGTTTTTCCCATCCATACTCGGAATCAGGTGCAGCAGGGTAAGCGGATTCTTCACGGCAATCTGGGTTGTTAGGGTCTAATTGGTTATGCTCTGGATACATACATGCTGATCCAGAATAGAATATCTTAGTCTGTAATGGTAACTTAGGTCTATTACATTCAGTCCAGTCTCTAGTTATACCATCAAAGGTATCATTCAACTTACGTTGCTCCTCAAGAACATTCAAATTGATCTGAACAGAATTGTGCATGATGTAAGCATCATGTTCACCTGTAAATATGTAACCAGCACCACCCATGTCAGCAGCGAACTGATAGATCTCATGGAATGGTAAGATATATCTATAAGGTACTGACTCATAGAAGTTACCTTGTTCTCCTTTGAATTGTATTACTCTACGTACAAATTCTACATCACGTAGATCACCTTGTATAAATTCATCTGCCTTTGTTTCTGAAAACTCAGGTTTCTTTAGGTCAACAGCACGTACCCAGTACCCCTCCGACTTCAGACGAGTGACCATTGCATGACCTATGAATCCTCCACCACCTAATACTAATGCTGTTTTCATTGTTTTTCTTTTAGATAAAATGCATCACCCCAGTTACCACCCATCCAGTTAGTCTCAACTCTCTTGAACCCACGAGGTTCTAAGAACTCATCAAGATCTTCTATCAAAGCAGTACCTTTGTAGATTTCCTCATTACTAATCTCAGTGAATATGTAGTCAACATGTTCTAATGTGTTTACCGCACCTTTTAGAATCTCTAACTCATATCCCTGAGTGTCCATAGAAAGACAGTTATAGTCTTTCAGTTCTAGACCTTCATAATCATCTAACCTATAGACCTCTACCTCTTCTTCATGTTTGAACTTTAGGTCGGGATGATCCCTAAAGAATACATCAGAAGGTTCCAATAAGGAACTAGTCATATCAAAAGATGCACATGTGTACATCTTCATAGTGGTTCTTTCATTCCCCAATGCATGAGGATGAATAGTAATGTATGCCTTATCAGCATACGGTTCTTGCCACTTCAATAATGACTCTTGACATCTCTGCTGAGGTTCAAACCAAGCAATGTTCTTGATACCCTGAGCAATATAGTCAACGATCTCATCACCATGCCAAGCACCAGCATGAATAATACCAGTAACTTTCATGTTGTACTTACTAAAGTAAGCAACAGCTCCTCCTAAACAACTCATGGTGCTTCGTACTTCTCCATAATGTCATAAATGTAGTCTAGCATAGGTACTGTAATAACGGGAGAACATCCTAGAAAAAATACGTTATCGAGTACTCCTGAAGAGTTTGGAAAATTCTTAGGATCATCGAGACCTCGATAAGCAGGATGCATAAGAATATTACCAGCAAAATAATTCCTTGTTTGTACTCCATTTTTCTCTAAGTATTTTACTAGGTGGTGTTTACCGTACTCATAAATTATAGGGACACCAAACCATGATGTCTCTGCATGATCTTTTTCTTCGACAACCCTGCAACCAGGAATCTTACTGAAGACTTGAGTAAGAGCCTCTTTGTTCATACGACGGACACAATGTATCTCCTCTTGCTTCTCCAATTGTACCAAACCAATAGACCCTTGCAAGTCGGCAGGTTTGAGATTGTATCCTTGGACTCCAAAGACATACTTATGATCGACATCCTTGTCGTACCCTTCCAACCAGCGATCAAATCTCTGTCCACAAACACCGTTGGGCAATTTATTTTGGGCTCCTACACAGTAGCAACCACGACCCCACCAGGCATAAGATCTAGCGATTTGAACCACCTCTTCGATGTCAGAGGACACCATTCCACCTTCAATAGTACAGATATGATGCGCTGGATAGAAAGAACAAGAAGATGCGACGGCATTTTTAGTAAGGTACTCACCTCTCCACTTGCTACCCAAGGAATCACAGTTGTCAGCAATGTACTTAATACCATGCCTATCAATAATGTCGAAGAACTTATCGAAGTCGTAGGGATTACCAAGAACAGGTGAACTAAAAGCAGCAACGGTCTTACTGGTAATCTTAGACTCTAACTCATCAAGGTTCCAATTGAGATCCTTCATGTCTATGTCTACAAAGACAGGTTTCAATCCATTCTGAATGATAGGATTGATAGTAGTAGGAAAACCACAAGCACATACTAATATCTCATCACCATCTTGCCAGTCAAAGTACTTCTTTAGTGCAGCAATCATAACCAAGTTGGCAGATGATCCACTGTTTACCATGACAGAATAGTCATGACCAAACCAGTTACCAAACCTACGTTCAAACTTGTTTACATTCTCACCAGCAGGTAGCCACTTACCAGTAAGTAATGTTTGTATGGCAGCAGTAACCTCCTTACTATCCCAGTAAGGACCAGAGTATAATATTTGATCACCAGGTTTCCAATTTTGATTGGGTAAGTAAGGAAACAAATCATATCCATTCTTTTCTAGATTGAATATAAAATGTTCTATCTGTTCATTTACTGTATACATAAATCCTTCACCATAAATTCATTACTAATGTGTTGTTCAAACCCAAGTGACCTGAGTTTAGTAGTATCCATCCAGAAGTTTTGTGTCTGAACATTCTTATGAAACTTTGGTGGTTCCATATTTAACAATTCACCACGTGATCTGGTGTAATGTTTTGCCAATAGCATTATCTCACTAACAGTAGTGGGAATGCCAGAACCTATGTTATATATCTCATTGATTTCACCCTTATCCATGACAAGTTTGATAGCACGACAGACATCTTCTACATGCATTAGGTCACGAGAATGTGACCCATGATCATATAGTTTTACATCTCTATCTTCTTTCAACTCATTGATCATCCACTGGATAGCATTCTTTTTACGACTTGCTTTCCTATCACCAGGCCCCATGACATTACATAGTCTCAGGATCCTATACTTCATCCCAGTGGTCTGTGCAAAAGACCTGATAAGATTTTCTGCACAGTACTTTGTGATTGAGTAGAACCCTTGTGGGTTGCATGATGAAGTTTCTGATGCTGGTGTGATTCCTTTTCCATAGACAAACCAAGAGGAAATGAAGTTGAAGGTAATGTCTTCTGACCTGCAATGGTCAAGAACCTCGCAAAGGACATGTAAATTAGTGTCAACGTCTAGTGTTATTTTATCATGGACATTGTAATTGTCCACAGTTGATATGGTATAAAGGATATCATTACTCTTAGGTACACGATCATCCTTGTTTACTATCTCAGTACAACCTTCATACATGTGATAGAAATTTCTACCAATAAAACCAGGACCATAAAGTGAAATCATGTTAGTCTATCCAAGTACCATGTAACAGTAGCACGTAATCCAATCTCAAAATTAGTGAACGGTGTCCATGTAGTCCACTGTGTCATCTTACTATGATCCATGCCATATCTTTTATCTATACCAGGTCTTTCACCATTGATACCAATAAGAGTGGATGGTTTATTCATCATATCAAGAATCATTTTAGTCACATCTATATTTCTCATCTCACATCCACCACCTATATTGAAATGATTGTTGATAATATTTTGGGATTCTAATTCCCAAATACCAGCACAATGATCAAACACATATAACCAATCTCTTATCTGATGTCCACCTTGATGCATATAAGTTATCTTATCTTCTAATGCATTAGTAATAGTCAAAGGTATCAACTTCTCTACATGTTGATGAGGACCATAGTTATTAGAACAGTTAGTAATAATGTAAGGTAAACCGTAAGTGTTGTGCCATGCTTTGACAAAATAATCGGAAGACGCTTTGCTTGCCGAGTAGGGGTTTCTTGGGTCATATGGTGTTGTCTCCTTGAATAATTCAGTGTCATCATATTCTAAAGAACCATACACCTCATCAGTAGAGACATGATGGAACTTTTCAACCTCATGTTTGAGACTAGCATTAAGTAAATTGATAGTACCAATAACATTTGATTCGAGAAATGGTCGATAGTTCTTTATAGAATTATCAACATGAGATTCTGCAGCAAAATGCCATACCTTTGACGGTTTATACTTGTCAAAGATATAATTTACATGCTTCTCATTACTTATATCACACCATTCAAAAATAAAACTTGGAGGAACATATGATAAGTCAGCAGCATATGATAGGTTATCTATTACAACAACATCTTCTGGATCAGTGTCAGTATGATCTTTTAGATAATGAAGAAAGTTACTGCCTATAAATCCTGCTCCACCTGTAATAAGATAAGTCATTCTGTACCAAACTCATTGATTGTGGCATATATGTTAGTTGGTTGTACCCTACCATAATCATCTTCCAGTCTTATAATATCATCTTCCTTACATGTACCACGTTGCACTTCAATAATAAGTACACCTTCAGGTCCACCTTCTAAACGATGTGTTTGTTCTATACCGATGTCAAAAGTATCACCTGGTTTACACTGTCTTTCAAGAGTACCTTGTGTAACCATACCACTACCTTTTACCACAGTCCAGTGCTCTGCACGTAGATTGTGGTACTGTAATGACAGTCTTTGATTAGGTGCTACCCAAATCTTTTTGACTGCATAGTTGTCACCTCTACAGATGCACTTGTACCATCCCCAAGGACGTTCACGTTTGATACTCATACCATCACCCCTGCATTCAAAAGATCATACTCCAATTCATCTATTATTATATTATAGTCTTTATCCTTCTCATCGTAAAGATATATGTTTCGTCCTTTGTAATAACTATAAATCTGTTTGTACAACTCTGGGTTGTCATAGTCCAGATCAATCTTGCCCTCCACCGCTAATAAAAGTTCTTTTGTATTGTTTTTGAACTTAGAATAAAATGGTCCCCTGGACATTGTTCCGTTTGAATTTGCATATACATTATAACTCTATCTATGCATGAAGTCAAGGTATTTGTTCGACGTAATCAGGTTGACATTGATAGCAATCCTATACTCCTCAGAGGTAGTAGCAAGTGGCATGTGTACAGCGTTTGCAGGAAATATAATCAACTCACCCTCACTAGGGTTATGCTCATAATCAACAAATGATATACCACCATCAGCAGGTTTCTTCATGTAGAAAACAGTAGAGATATCTCTCTCCACATCACTATGGTTATGGTATGTCATCTGATTTCTTTGAGCATTAGAAACATATACCCATGCAGTTCTATCCACTATCTCTATCTTAGGATAGAGATCCTCTACTGTCTCTTGTATCAGTTTGAAAAGTGGTAGAAACAAGTGCTCATTGCTAGGAGAAATAGGAAACACCCACTCTCCTGTGTTGTACAACTTACTACTCCACTTATGTTGTAAGATAAGTTTCTTACATAACAAATTAGGATCATCAGTCCACCTGAATCCTAAGTCAACGGATTTCAAAATCAAGTTTCCTCACTTTTCTTTTCTTTCTTGACTCCTGAAACTCTAAGTCAGTTTCTTTTAGTACATCCTTTTCATGTATAGGATATACTATCTTACCACACTTCTTACATGTCTGAATCTTCAAAGAAGAACTCAGCTTTGCACCACAACGTGTACATTTCATTTTTACTTACCCCAAATCTGTATTGATCGTCTTGGATACTTTGCTGACGAAGACACTTGAGTAACACTGTGCTCTTCGTACTCTGTATTTATTATCATTGTACCTGCTTTAGGACAGACACAATTTATTTCTTTATCTTTATCCTCCCAAAGAAAGAGTCCACCCCATCGTTTATCCCAATCATTAAGATATAGTGTAGCACCAAAGACATGACCTTCATCATTGTGCCAGTTGATACCTGAATGTTTATTCCAATAATGATAGTTTAGATTGACTTCCTTTGAATCGGGTAGATGTTTTATTATAGCAGCTCTTATCTTTATACAAGTAATATTAGATGGAGTTGCCGACATGCATGTACCTGGTATATCCTTATGTAAAGAAGATCCCCAAGTAGTATTACTTAAGGACCATACTCTTTGTTTTAAATAAGAATCTATCTCTCGATTACATATCTCCAGTACATCTTTAGGTACTAGGTTGTGTAGTACCTGCATTAGTAATCGCTAAATCATTTTCAAAAAGTTCCAACCCCTTATCAGTCAAAACATGGTTATACATCTTATCAAATATCTCTGGTGGCATAGTAACAATACCAGCACCTCTAGTGAATGACTGTGATACACTCTTCACATCCCTAATAGATGCAGATAAAATCTTTGTATCATTAATATACTGCATATTATAACACTCATGTATATCAGAAATAAGATCTAATCCAGTAACACAATTATCATCAAGTCTACCTACAAATGGTGACACATATGCAGCACCTGCCTTAGCAGAAAGGATTGCCTGTGCAACATCAAATATCAGAGTAACATTTACCCTAATCAAATTCCTAGACAATTGCTTACATGCAGTCAAACCATCTGGTGTACATGGTACTTTGATAGTAGCAATGTCCTTTCCAAAACTTAGAGCAAGTCTTTCACCTTCACTAACCATATCATCTACATTACCAGAAACTTCCATACTGATGTCTCTAACACCAATATTCCTAAGTTCCCCATAAACTTCTTCTGGATCCCTACCACTCTTTCTTATTAGTGTAGGGTTAGTTGTTACACCATCAATCAATCCAGTCGTAAAACGATCACGGATTTTATTAGTGTCTGCTGTGTCTAGAAAAATTCGCATGGTTATAGTTGAAAATAATTTAAGTTGATCACCGATTTTACCTTAGTGTCTAATTGACTTACACCACGATGTTTTATATCTGACGGAAACCATACGAGTCTGTTAGCAACACACTCAACCTTAGTCCCATCCTCAAATTCGGTGTAACCATCACAGGTATTTACATAGTATATAGCAGTGGTCATTGATTTGCAAGGTTTGTTGTTCATTGCCACATCGTAGTGCCACTCACTCATATATCTCTCTGGTTTTACTGGTTCAAGATTTGCTTTTACTCTATGCAATGCGATAAAACTTATCCTATCTAAGATAGGTTTTACAAGATCTATCTCCTGTGATATAACATGTCTTGTATTTCCAGTAACAGAATGAAACGTATAAAACAGATGAGTAAACTGATAATTCCCTAAATCATCAGCAACTTCTTTTCCTTTCAAATCAGTAGCAACTTTTCTCTGATTATATTTCCAAGGGAGAATTCCTTCACTCAACATGCACTGCAATAGTTTTTGGTGATCTTCCACTCGTAAAAAATTATCTGTAAGTTTTATCACATCAAAAATGATCCCACTAGGTATAAATAAGGCTAGCATATAATGACATAAAAGTCAATGAAGAGAATTTTATTCCTTTCTACATTATTTGCACTAGTCGTCCCTGCTGCTAGAGCTGATATTACACACCGTATGACCTCCTCTACTCAGCTTCAGGTTAATGCTGCTGCAACACAGGTTTCTAGAATCGGTAGTACTTACTCTGCCTCTGGATCTGGTGTAACCATGGATGTTGGTGGTGGTAACTCTGCCGATGGTAACGTTGGTGGTCTTGGTACGTTGACTGATGGTGTAGGACAAGGTTCTATCGCTACAGCAACCCAGACAAGTGCTGGTGGGGCCTATACATACAGCCAATCATTTATCGAAGGTGATGCTATTGTAACTACAGCACCAGCTTTAGGTGCAGTTAGTGCATACTCTA